AAAACTTTAGCCGCTTACTTTCTTGCACGATGTTTGAACTTGCCCGAATCATTCCGTGTACTTCGTAGCCTAAGCCAAGAAGGTACTCCGAAAGGTAGCTTCCATCCTGACCAGTGCAGCCGCTTACAAATGCTTTATTCATTTCTGCTGAAAGTGTTTACATCCAAAGTTCTCACTCACGAGAATTTCATCGTAGAAAACTATGTTTTTGTTTAGTGTTTTGCAGCCTCCCGTTTCGGTATAAACGCTCACCACTTCCTCCGTACTTAGGTCAAATTGTAGCTTGTCGTTTATAGTAAATGCTTGCCTTATTTCGCCCGTTTTCAAATTACGTGTTGCCCTTGTAAACTCAGGCTCGTAATGTTTGCAATCCGCGCATCTCATATCGGAGTACATATTATGTCCACTTGCGCCCCTTCCAACCCTTCATTTTTGTAAAGATTGCGGTACTCATAGCCCATCGAATCCAACAAGGCAAGCAAACTCGCGCGGCTTTCACCTTGTCTTTCAAGTGCGGTTTCGTTCACCTCAATTAACATTGTTGGCGCAAACTTCTTAATGGTTAACGCTGCACCAATTAACGCTTTGACCTCCATACCCTCGCAATCCATCTTTATGAAATCGCATTCGGGTAGGTTAATCGAATCCAAAGAAACGCATTGGATATTGCCCTCCGCGATTGCGTGAGTAGCCCCAGCGTTAATGTCGTGGGCTAACCCGATGGTGTGCTTCTTATCGCTTACCCCACGCTTAAAGCATACCGTATTGTCCTTGCCCTTCAAGTTATACTCCAAGCATTCAAAGGCTTTCGGGTTTGGCTCAAATGCGTAGACAGAACCGCGCGACCCGACCCGATTAGAATAGGCAATGGTATGGTCACCGATATAAGCCCCAATATCAACTACGGTAAAACCGCGATGGATAAATTCATCTAATAGCGGCAACGTACTTCGGTCGTGGTCTAAGCGTTGGTTCTCAATTACCCACTTGCTTATGTGAGTATCGTCCTCAATTAAAGCTACTTTTTTACCGTTGGAAAATTCGTGTATTATCATTTGATTTGCGCTAAAACATCGTTAGTAATTCCGCCCCAACTCCAAAACTGCATTGCCTTAATCTTTGGCATATCAGCCCCGTTGGTATCTTTGAATACGTAACCTTTAGGCTCATGTACTTCGGCAAATGCACCCATCACATTAAACTCCGAAAAGCTGCGATAAGGTACGCGGCTTAGGTAAGTGAACAGCGGTAATTTGTGAACTTCCTCTAAATACATACACACGTTCTTTAGCGTTTTTGTGTGGTAAACTAAAGGCATCCTACGCATATACTCCCACTCGACCATGTATTTCATCGCGGCTTCGGTTATCGGCTGCCAAGGACAATCTATTTCGGAGTAACGTGTTTTCCAAATTATCGGTTTGCCATTCTCAAAGTACTCATTAACATCCAACGGTTCAATCGCAATTACATCGCTATCCCAAAACACAACGGCATCGGCATCGCTATATTTCCACGCTTCCAACTTAGTTAGCTGCTGCCCAATATATCCATCGGGTAAGTCTGTCACTTGAACCACTATTTCAGCGGTTAGGTGTTCCAAGCCGCGCGGTGTTGGGGTGCAAATAACGATATTACGGTAGCCCGTTACGTGCTTTTGAATAGATGCAAGGGCTAAGTGCAGCCATTCGTAATCTTTAGGATAAGTCCTTATCAGAATGTCTATTTGCATTTGGCTTGAATCAATCTAAATACCGTGTTGTTTATATCCTGTGGCCGCCCTCTTTCTAAGTAGTTTTCCACCCAACTAAAGTGTCGTGTCATTCGATGCCATTCCTCCGCGTTGTACTGCACTTGGTGGCGTTCGTGCATGAAGATAGGCTCTTTGACCAAAAACAACTGCACGCGGCTCATAATAAAGCGATACGGTAGCCAATAATCCCACCACGTTTGACCCATTGCAAATAGCGTGTGAGGTATCAAGTCGTAATAGTCGGAGTGAATAAAGAAAACGTCAAAGCCATTAGGGTATAGCTTTTGGTCTTGAAAATCGCGGTTAAAATCCGTTCGGTTGCAGAATACCAATCCTTGTTTGCACTTGCTGAAATACTCCGATACCGCATTCCTCAAAATAATGTCGCTATTGATTAGCATTATTGATTCAAACCCGTTATTTCTTGCGTGGTCTATAAATGAACTAATCAAAATATAGGGTGCTTTGTAAAGCCCTTTGGTTGTAATCGTTACCTCCGCAAACTCAATGTCGTAGCGGTCTTTAAGTAGCGAAATTTCGCTGGCAGTGTTCAAAGATATAACTCGGCAACCTTGTGCCTTCCAACTTTCAACGGCTTTTATTTGTGCGTCACCAATCGCGTGGCGTGGTGAAATGGAGGTTAGGGCAATCAATTCGATGTGGCTAAAACAATATCCCTTTCAGAACTTAACTCAATACCGTAGCACCAGCTTTCATCCTTTGAGTTGCTTACTCCATACATAACAGCGTTACAAGGTTTCAGAGTGATGGCAACTACCATTAGTCGTTCCTGTTCCTTATCAACTTTCAGATACACAAATTCCCCGATATTGAACTCGATAACGTGACCCGTTTTGATAAGCATTCGGCAAAATTAAACTATATTCCCAATAGTTTACGGGTTTTTGCATCGGGCTTATAGAATCCTTTGGCTATTGCTTCTTTGAGCGTGGCGGTTGGTACGGCCGCTTCGGAAACTGGCAATATGGAATGCTGGCAATTATACCCACCAGCATAGGCGAAGATTGTACTTGAATCAGTGGCTCGATTCATGCCAGCCCATCCTTTGCCCGTGTTGCATTCGCCTAAATTCTCTTTGTTGCCCCAACTTTCAATCTCTTTTTTGTGATACCATTTGCCGTTGCGCTTTTCACAAAAGCATCTGGTCGTGTCCATCAAACCGCCCGTGTAACGATACCATTCTAAGCCTAAGTCTGCTGCGATAATCTCGGTAAACGCCCTATCAGTTGTGCCAATGGTATCGGTAACAAGTTGCCGCGAATAAGCAAGTAAACGCCCGTCATAGTTAGGCGTGCCAACTATGCTATCCGTAACGCTCACCAATAAATCGGAGTAACTCGCTTTGGTTTCGATGCCCGTAAGTAGCGTTTCAAATACGGGATTAAGTACGGCTTCATCTATACCGTTAACTAATTGCCCTACAAGTTGCGCCCGCCTTGCCGCGTATGTTTGGGCTGCGAATGTGGTTTCTATTCCTTGCCCGCCTAAGGTTGTCATGTAAGCTGTGGATGTCGCTTGCTGCTGAATGAAGTCTTTATTCAACTCACCTATCACCGTAGCATATTCGCCCTGTGTCATGTAAGCCCGCAAGTCCTCAAGTATAGCCGTGACCGTTCTAAGGTTTGCGCCTGTTTGGTCAACTACTCCATTTGTCGTGGTTAGCTTAGCCATTAGCCGCGTAAGTCGTGCAGCTATCTTTGGCTGTATACCCGTCACTCGATTAACCCAACTGTCAGGAATATCCGTTAGGCCGTTTACCTTGTCGCGGAGTAGTTCGGCTGCGGTGGGCATTCTAAGGCGTTGGGATTAGTATGTAGACCATTGTAATAGTAATATCGCTATCCCCGTTTAATGGGTTGCCAGTTTCAACATAAATTTCAATGTCAGTAGCATCAAGAATTTGCGTGTCGGTTGTTGTTCCACTAAACGTGCCATCAATACCTAATAGGCCACCGCGATTTATAGTTGATTGCAATACCCTTGTCCAGTTCCCTGCAGCTGCTGAAAAGTGCTTATCTGAACCTATATACCTTGCGGCAAGTTTTGTATTTGTGTCGTATGCCGTTGTTCCATTTTGAGCCCGAAACGACATTCCTAAAGGCTGAATGAAATAACCAACAGGAACTGTAATTCCAAAGGGTACTGGAGTAGTAAATAACGTCAATACTTCGGCTGTTGGAATGGTAACGCTTGCAATAGTTAATGCCGCGTTTGCGTTCAAAGTATTAGCCTGTGCCACCGCTTCATTAAATGGCGTTTGAGTTGTGTCACCGCTTGCTGTGAATGTCATCACTTGGTCGGCCGTTGTAATTGCCGCGGCTGCCTTAGCTGGTAAATTGTTGACGTTAATACTTGCCATCTTATATTGGTTTAGGTATGTTTATTGTCTTGCCTGTTGATGTGTTTAATACGGGCTTGCGTGTGCCTACGTTTACCTCCAATGCTATTCCTTCAACATCGCATCCCAAAGGCACACCGTCTGCACATGGTCGTTTCTCGGTTAATTCTACAGCATCGCTAAACGTATAAGTAGCAACTCCGAAATCAACTTCATTGCTCCAGCTTATCGATGGCGGTTCTTCATCTTCACAGAATGAAGGCCTACCGTCTAAGTAGACGTTATCAAACCCAAGCGTTAAACGTATAAAGTCGTGCACATATTCGGGCGCACCGTATGCAAAAGACCGCGCCTTTCGAGTACGCATGTAGGTAGTCTTTTTTTGCCCTGTGCTGAACTCATAGGCTTCACGGGTAGTTGGATAACTCGAAGTCCTCAAAGTTGATTCTAAGCGAATAGTCGGGTTAAATCCCGTGCCAACAAATCCCATATTAAACTGGTCACCATTGCCGCAAGCTGAAACAAGTACGGTGCATTGGCAAAAGGTATCTTTCAATTCAAACGGAACACTTCGATAGGTAACGATAGGCTCAACCGCTTCAATACTGAAATCAGTAATCAATACGAAGTGCAAAGAAGCAATGTCCAACAAGAATAAGAAACGCAAATCCAACGGGTCATCGTTTGTCCACGTTGGGGTAATAACCTCGGTATAAGTTCCGTCCGTTGTGTAGATCGTTCCGCTTGTTAACCCAGCTGCAAATTGGAACGTGTCAGTTCCTTGCATTCCGCTAATGGTGAACGTAATCGTGTAGGCTACATCTTTACATAACACATCCCTACGCCTTACATAGTGAGCGGCTTGGGTAATTGCGCTTGCTTGCATCGTTCCGCCACCGATAACAATTAAGTCATCACCGCCCGCGTATACATCCCATTGCGCCTGACTTTGGAAGTCATCCCCAGCAAATCCAAACTGGGAGCATTGGCACGGGTCGTAAACAGTTATATAGTAGCAGTCATTGGGTATGGCAAAATCATTCCAGTCTACATTGTAAGTCAAGAAACCATTATTGTAGGTTACTCCTGTATTGGGCAAACCAAAATTAACAAGCAATCCATCGGTAGAATATAGACCAAAATGCACCCGCGTTAAAATCGGCTTCATTATTACATTGGAAACCGTACCGCCTAAAGCCGCATTAAAAAAGAACTCTACGTAAGTCTTTCCAACGCTTTCAAACGTATACGTGTACGTTCCACTTGCTGAATACGGTATAATCGTGCCATCGCTAAAGTTCAGCAGCATCAAACCATTATTTACCACAATCGTAAACTCCAACTCGTAATATAAACCGCTTGCGTTGGCTATTGCTTGCCTAATGTAACCAGCACCGCCAATAGGTGAAACGGCTCGCGTGTCGGGAAAAGTCCACGCTCCGCCTTGTATCCAATCAACACCGCTGCCTGTAAAGTTGCCGTCTATTGTTTCGCTGTTTGTGTTTGAACACGCCCCGTATGCAAATTGAACGGATGTAAAGTCTGTGCTTCCTTGTATCTTTTGCATCCATCCCTCATAACATGGTAGGGTGCAATTGTCCTCTAATCCGAACGGGAGGGGTTGGTATGGGATTAAATCGAGGCTCATGCTGCGAAGTTAGTTATTTTGGAGTTTAGCCTTATCTTAGTATTGCCTGTAACGAAATTCCTAACTAACTCAATTAGCCACCCGCTGCCATTGGCATAGTCACCAACAGAAAAACCTATTTGGTCTGATAGGTTGGCTTTGATATTGTCCCAAACTTGCTTACTTATTGGGTATTGCATATTGGACAAAAGTAGATAGTTTTTCTCATTGTAGAATGAAGCCCACCGCCCGCCTAACGGGTCAAAAACCTCAAACGTAGAATTAGTACCATAGCCACCGCTTAACATTATCGAAGTCCCGATATATTGCCCCGCTGCCATGTAAACCGTACTGCCAACCGTGAATCTATAAGGGTCGGGCGTTGCCAATGCTGGGTCATCGCCACTCATTACAACCCCGTTATTGATTGGCAAGTTTAACGGGGTTTGTGAAGCTAAAAGGATGCTTTGGGCAACCGTTCCGCCCATCATTGGGGGATTCATAACAATAGCAAAGAAACGCCCCCACGTGGCATAATCCATACGCATCACACACTCAAAATTATATACTCCGCTAATAGGTGCAACATAGTAACCGCCTAATGTCGGGGTTAACGCGCCAGCATAGGAATAGTCACCACTTGATTCGTATGTAATAGGAAACGAACGAATAGATACCGCGTAATTTAATCCAACATCGTTAAAAGGCGGGGTAAAGTCATCGGTAGGGGAAAACACTTTAGGAAGTATTAAAGCTAACTGCGGGCTTGTACGATTTACAAATGCACCATTATTTCCCGCACCCAAAAACGCATAAATAGAAATCGGTATTTGGTCAAACCATCGAAGGGCTACGTTTTCATTTGACAGAAATACGTTTAGATAATAATCACCCGCGCTTGATGGGTTTTCAGTCATCTTTGCCCTATTAATATCGGTCAAGTCCATAACAACCGCACAAACATTAGTATCGTATTTAATATTTGACGTGCCAGTTGGTACTATATCTTGAATAATATTAGGGTCAATTATTATTGTTTTTGTTTGAAGATTTAATTCAGTATCAATGTTTGTTTGACCGCCCAAATGGTATTCCTCCTCATTCATTCCTAAAAAGCGAAGGTCGGGCAAATAGGTTTTGTCATCGGCTTCCTCAACCGACCCGAATACAACTTTAGCGGGAAAGCTGTTTCTATCCATAGACTGAATCACATTGTCCACGCCATCAAGTACCGCAGAAACGGCAGCAGTCTTAAAGTATGCTTTTGGCTCAATCCTAATGTACTGCACCCCACTTACAAACTCATACGCAAATGATAGGTTATACATCGCGTTCATGTCATCAAATAACTCTTTGAACGATATTAGCGGAAATGTGCTAAATGCAGATGAACGCAAAGAACGCCCCGTAAATAACGCGGTCAAAGAAGCCTGTGTAAAGTTGGTGGCGTTGTAATTAAAGAAGTCGCTTGCTAATGTTATTTGCCCATCACTCATAAACTCTATTTGAGTTCTAAAGGCATCGTAAACATAAACTCCGCGCCTACTTATATTATCGTTGGCTGAAACATTATCAATGTCGGGTATTCTAAAGTTTGTTATCGGGTTCGCGTAAATATCAAGCCCGTTTTTAGATTTACCAACGCCCACATTACATTGGATTTGTTTGTTTTGGTCTATTAGCGACATATAACCTTTTACGGATATTTCACCCGATACCGTTCGCTTTCGTATGTCTATCGTGCAATCAGTAAGGAATATATCGCCATCAATAACATCACCGCATGAAGTAATTATATTAATGGCAACAGGCGTTACCACATCATTAATCATTCTATTGTATAGGTAGTCAAACCCGTTTCCTGTAAAAATAAGCTGCCCTACAATCTCTCTAATGTAGCCGCTTAAATCACGCGAAAAGTAAATCCGTTCCTCCAGTTCCTCAAGCCCTTTGGGGTCATCAACCAACGTATTATCTAAAACAACTCTACTCATATCCTCCGCGTTTAGGTTGTCTGCGGTCTAATTTAGCCGCTAACATTTTGAACCCAGCGACATCAGCCGCCCTATGTCTATCCATTGCCGCAATAATGTTGTGGTCTTTCAAGTTGGCCGTTAACCCGTTTAACTCTGCGCTTTTACCCATATCTGCGAACCCGCTTAACATAGCAGAATCCAACGCTGGCTTTACATAGTTGCTTAGGATGTACTTTTCTGCAAGTCCTTTGTTCATAGCTTCCAATAGCCCTTTGTGCTTGCTTGTTTCCTTCGCTGTGATAACGCTTTCGCCTTTTGAAAGTTTGGCATGAATTGAATCACTTGTTGCCGTTCCTTCACCCCGTAAATCTACAACACCCTTAGCGAATTGGGGAACGGGTGCAGCAACAATCGCGGCAATTTGCGCAGCACCTAATACGGCTGCGAGGGCTGCCAATACAGGGCCAATTAACGGGCCAGCAGTTGAAGCACTTGTAACGGCTACAGCTGTATTAATTATCGCTTCAAAGATTGCAACCACCTTTGCAGCGTTTGCCGCCTTAGTCATTAACCGCCCCTTTTCTCTTTGGTATTGTTCCTCCGATATTAACCCCTGTTCTAACTTCCTATCTAAGTTTGCAAGGTCTTGGGTATACCCTTCTTGAATAGCGTTACCAACCATTCCGATAAGTTGAACGGTTGTTTGTGCGCTTGCCTCA